TTTCCTCGGAATTGCCGATATTTACCTCAATCGGGCGGCTAGGCAGCGCAGTGAGATGGCTCTAGTTGGAACCAGCGCTCAGCCTCTTTTTGGTAAGGGGTTTGTCAAATTGGCAGCTCTCGCTGTGGTGGCTGCAGGTCTCTACACCTGTTTCACCACAGCCTCCAAACTTGGTGCTCTTTTCCAAGCAGGCAGTGATGCTGATGACGAGGAGCAGACCATGAACGGCACAACTGATGGTGGTAGGGGTCCGTATTGCATGAAACCGACGATCACTCCACTCCCTTCCAGGAGCTCCCAGGCAATGAGTCGCAGTAATGATCCTCGTCTCAAGAACTTCGCGGACCGCAATCTTTATCATTGTACCATCCGTAGGCTGTCTGACAAGACGGAAAGTCCGAAAGTTTCAATGTGCAATGCGCTCAAAGTAACTCGTGGCCGGATGGTCCTCCCGAATCACGCAATCCCAACAGAGGGACCCGTGCATTTCCACCTTCGGAAGACGGGACGTTTGGGTGATGGTTCTAGGTCTTTCGAACTTCAGCAGTGCCAGATTACTCGCATGGAGGACAAAGACCTTGCCATGATCACTTTTCACGTCGGGGTTACCGGGAGTTCGAATGCGGAGCAGTTCATGACTGATGCTTACTACCAAGGGAAGCTAGAGAGCTATTTGTATGCAAGGCGTCATTTCGCGTCAGTTGAACCCGAGGAGGATTCCTACAGGCTGGTCGAGATTAAATTTCCAAGCTTGGCTAGCTCGGTTGACGACTCCGTGCTCCCCCCAATCCCTCGTATTGACAAGGACTACCCTCCCCCTGGGAAGGCAAAGAACTACTTCGGGGGGGTCCCTGACATTCCCACTGACTACGGAGACTGTGGTGGCATTTTGGTGTCCATCATGGGCAGCAATAATGCCCCAGTTATCATGGGCTTCCACACAGTGGCCATTACTCCTGGCCTGACTGGTTCTCTTTTCGGGGCAAAGGTTAGTTCCTACAGTACCATGATCCTTCAGTCGGATCTTGCCAAACTCCACAAGGTGCATGAGCAGCAGGCCCAGTTTCAATCCGCCTTTGTTCAGATGCCGATCAACTGCCTTCCTGACTACCGCAATTGTGTAGACAAGACTCCTTTAGATGTAGAGTCTGACATTCATTACAAATCGGCTTTCAACTTTTTCCCTGAGTTGAAGGATGGAGACCCCAATGTCCGTTTTTTCAGTGAGGTGGTTGGAGGTTTGAAGGGCTTTCGTCGTTCCACGACCTCCGCCATTAGGCGCAGCCCCATCTATGACACGCTTGTGGAAGAGTTCGGCATCACCACTAACAAGGTAGTTCCCCCAAAAATTCAGGAGTGGAAGCCCCAGCGCATCTTTCTTGAGGAACTTTCTACAGAGGCTATGACTGGGCATCCTAACCACGTTATTCACGTGGCTGCTAACAGCTACTTGGCGAAGATCTTGGAAATCCTCCCTGACTCTCTTGCTCCTATCACAATTGACCAAGCCGTCAATGGAATTCCCGACACACAGTTCATTGATGCAATCAATCAGAAAACCAGTGGCGGTTTCGGGCTTGAAGGACCCAAGCGGAATCTGATCCAAGACGAGTATCTTGTTGAGGTTAATGGCAGGATCGAGATCAACATCAAGTACAAGCCTGAGATCTACGCTGAGGTCGAGGAATATCGTAAGAGCTACCTCCAAGGCCAGCGCCACCCGGCTATTTTCTCTGCTGTCAACAAGGACGAACTTCTTAGCCAGGAGAAAGCATCCAAGGGGAAGTTCCGCCAGATTTTCACTAGTCCACTCCCCTTCACGATCTTGGTTCGCCAGTATCTGATGACCTTCATTGCTGCCATCCAGACATCGCGCACAGTTTCCGAATGTGCAGTTGGTTTGAACGCTATGAGTCTCCAGTGGAGGGGCCTCAGGAAGTATTTGATCGCTCATGGGGAGGACACGTGCTTTGACGGCGACTACAAAGGTTTTGACAAGGGAGTGATCTCTGGCAATGTCCTTTATGCCGTGCTTGATGTGATCTATCGTGCAGTGGCACCCAGACTTCCTACGGATGATGATAGGACTATTCTCGCGGGAATCCTGTCTGAGATGGGTAATCCCCTAGTCGACTTCCACGGTACCCTGGCAGTGTTCAACATGAATCCTAGTGGCAACCCCATTACAGTTGTTATTAACTGCATTGGTAATTCGATCATCGCTAGGGTTATCTGGTGTCTGCTCCACCCTTCGATCAATCTCATGCACGCCATCTCCGCAATGTATGATATTGATGATCCAGATCAGAGGAGGATGGCATGTCAGATGATTCTCGTCAAGATCTACAACACCCCTGCCGACTCTTTCGAGCAGGTGGTTCCTCTCTTTGACCTGTGGGTCAGGCTGATTACCTATGGTGATGACAACGTTTTTAACGTGTCCAAGAAGGCCCCCTGGTTCAACCACACTCTCTTCGCGGCAGCTGCACACGTCCTGGGCATTGAATATACTCATGCTGACAAGAGTGATCCCAGGCTCGTCAGGGTGGACTATAAGCATATCTCTGAGATTACTTTTCTCAAGCGCTCCTTTGTCCATGACGCTGACCTCAACGTGACATATGCGCCGCTCGACAAGGCGAGCTTCGCCACCATGGTCCTTTACAACACTAAGAACCCCATCAAGACTCAGATGGAACTCAGCGCCTCCAGCATCCAGTCTTGGATTTGGGAGTCAGGCCAGCATGGCCGTGAGTATTATGATGAGGTTCAGGCCATCGTGGGTAGGCTCGCCGAAATCCACCCCGAGCTGTCTCACCGGATTAACCGGGGGGCAGACGGCCAAGCTTACTTCAAGACTTATGACGAAATCTTGGAGGCTTGCTATGGCCAGATGGTTCACAAGTAAGTGAACCAACCACCTCGCGATTATTCTCAATCCTCTTGGCCGATTGGCCACTGCTGAGAATCCTAACGCGGGGTTAGACTAATAACACAAAATTGGTTTAAACTCCAGCATGATACGTGCCATCATGCGCCGCCTATGGCGGAGGACGCACTTAAAG